TTAACAAGCTGCTGCACAGCATCACCAGTCGCCACGGGTGCTGCTGGAGCGACCAACGGCGGCGCGTTGACTGAAATCGGCTGAACGCCTTCTCTTCCAAAACCAGCCATAGATTATCCGAATCCTCCCCCCACCCAACCGGTGAGGTAATTGGCATACTGCGGGTTTAATCCTAAAAAGTTTCCCGTGCCTGCGGGAGCCGGTTGCCCCGGGATATTCGCGGCGGGAACGGGCATAGAGCTAAGCGGGTTTGCTGCGCCAGCGGCAGCACTGTTTTTATTGTAAGCCTGCAAAAGATTCCGCTGAGCCGTTTCTCCTAAGTGGTTGAAAACAATAGGAGCCAGTCCACCGGTTTTCCCGGATGCCCCGGTCGCGGTTGCGCCGCCTCGGGCTCCATAAACGCTCAGAATATTATTCTGGAGTGCCGGGTTCAGAGACGCCCAAAGTTCAGGGGATAGCCCCGCGCTACCAGACGATGTTCCAGACTGAAACGGATTACGCCCGAGAACTCGGGACGCCAAATCAAAGGCGGCTCCAGCGGGAGCGCCCAAAATCCCATAGCTCGTCGGCCTTGGCATCGGGGTTCCTGTCGGAGCGCCGGGGGTAGTAGCGGCTCCGGGAGGAGTAGCCCCGCCGGGGATATTTAATGGATGAAAATGCGAACTGGAATCGCCGAGGATACTCGCGACTGTTGCGTAAGAGGGCGAGAGCCCTCCGCTGGTCCAGCCATTTAACGTGTTAACGGGCATAAACTATCCTTGATTTCGGGCAATATGCTCCCGAAGATGCTGTTGAAAATGTTGATTGTGCAAATCACGAACCTCTCCCGCGTGCCGGTTGAGCATTTCCTGATGTTCCTGAGCGTGCGACGTGCCGATAAGCTTGGCGACTTCGTTGACATGCTCCGGAGGCATCTTTTCATAGCTTCCAGTAACCTGCTCGTGATGGAGCGAATGCTTTTGATGCATCTGCTTCATTTCCTGAGCATGTCTCCCATGAAGGCTTTTCAGATTCATTTGATGTTGCGCGTGAGTCGCGGCCTGTTCCGATTGCATTCGCTCGTGCGACTGTTTTTGCGCAAGCTGATGCTGTTCATGAATTGCTTCTAGTGGTGACGGCATAAAATTAGTATGATACGCTGGACGCCCATCCCGGTCCGCTGAATCCCCCGCCTCCGAAAAGTCCTCCGAGTCCGCCCAGCCCCCCGATTGCGCTTACTCCGGAAGCCAAACCACGCGCCGATGCTCCGGCAAGATTTGACTGGGCGACTCCCTGATTTAGGGCATTCTGTGCCTTGACGTTGGCGGCTGCTTGCGTCAATTGGTTCGTGGCCCCAACCCGGGCGAGCCAAAGATTGGCGACATCACTTCCACTGAGTCCCCCATTCGGAAGCATAGAGTTTGATGTGCCGAGGACTCCCTGAGTGCCAGCGAGATTTGCAAGCTGCACGTTAGAAAGGTTCGGAAAAAGGTTTTGAAGGATGCTGGCGCGTGATTGCTCAAGATTCTGCGCAGCCCCGATAAGCCCCGTGGCTGTCTGCTTTTTCTGGGTGTCGAGCGCCTGAGCGGCCCCGAGCAAATTTGCGGCCTGCGTTTGACGTTGTTGCTGTAAATTTATTCCAGCGGTGCCCAGAATAGTCCGGAGAATCTGTCCCCCGGCCCCTTGTCCCGAGGCGTTCTGGGTCACCATTCCGGCATTCTCCAGACCGGCCTTCACCAGTTCCGCTTGGACATCCGGCGGCAGAGTTGCCCCGGCATTGAGTTGTCCCATAGCGGCCTGAATCAAAGCGTCCTTGCCGGGCGTGGGAGAAGTCAAATCGGTGTTGCCGGTATTGACAAGATTCTGTTTGCTCTCGCCAGAAACATTCGGTCCGTTAATCGCTTCGAGAACGGCTTGGTTTGAAACTGTCGCGGGCTGAACGCCCAAAGTATTTAGTTGGTCCCGAATGCTATTCTCAGACCCGTATCGCGAGTCAAGCAACGCCGGGTCAAGCTGACCTTGGGCTACAAGACGATTGACCGCATTTGCGTAGTCCGCCTGCGTCGCCAACGGTCCGATTACTGAAGGATTAAGATTCTGAAAAACAAACTGTTGCTGTTTGTTAATCGCGCTCGTTTGGGCATTGGCCGCATTATCGCTCGCATTCGAGCCTATAATCGCCCCAGCGATACTACCGGCGGCTCCGAGAATGTCACCCATGTTACACCAACTCCTTTGAAAACGATTCCGTATAGGGCGTAAACCCTTTTCCGCGATAAAAGCGGCGGAGCGCCGGGGCTCTGTCCCCAATGACCCGAGAATTCAACCCAAAAATAATTCGGGTGCACTTTCTTTCCCGGCATTCCTTTTCGAACTCTGGGAGAAGAGCGGTTGTGTTCTTTCCAGCCCAGAGATATTCGATGCCCTGTATCTGGCCGGTGTGCAGGTCAGGCGTGATAAGCCCACAAAGGATTCCAGTGGGAATCCCCTCGTCAAAAGTCGCATACGCAACGCCTACACTTCGCTCCATAAGGTCAGACCAGTTCTCAATAAAATATCTCGGGTTCGGAACTTCGGCGCGTTCAGGAACCCGCGTCCAAAGCTGCTCAAAAGCGCCGGAAAACTCGGATACCGTTAATCTTTTAACAGTCACTTATGTCTTTACCAGCGTCCACATGGCGATTTGCGCCGGATACCGCAATGTAGAGGCATCGTTGACGGTGACGCCGTGGTCTTCGCCGAAGGTTTCAAGAGCGCCGCGAGGCGTTATGTTTGGCCCCACGGACAAAACGGTTTCAGGAGTTGCGCCGGAATCCTGTGTCGCCTGAGATATGAGCCGCCCACGAAAAGATTGGTTGGTTTCGCCGAACACGGCCCATCCGGGGTTGAAGCGTAAGGCGTCCGAGAGCGTTTCAAAAATCACAAATTTTACGTCACCCGGAACTCCGGAAACTGTTCGCCACGCGGCGCGTTCCCACCAAATGAGAACTCCAAGGTCCGTGTCATAAAATTGCTGAAAGTCCGTTGGCGTAGACGGGCGCGAAGCAGTCGGCCCAAAGGATACGATGCTGTTAAAGGGGACCCAATTCACGCCGTCAAACTCATACCATCCCACCGCTGAGCCCGGGCTTGGGTTTTGGTCGGTGGGGTTTCCAGTTGTCCGAAGCCAAAGATAAGGAGGCGTGCTAGGGGGAGTCGATGCGCCAATCCAATACCAACGCGTTTCGGATTGCGAAATATCGAGCGGCACATACCGCTTAATGTCATCATTCCAAACCCACCATTGCGTGCCGCCCCGTAGCCACGGACCCACGTTTGAGGTTGGCTCCACGTCACCGATGAAAATAAAGTTAGTCCCGTTCGGGGATAGGATTTGCATTCTTCGAACGAGTTCCGCAGCGAATTCTTGCGGCGAGCCCTTGAAGGTCGCCGGAAGCTGGGCCATCTGGATGTAAAGATTTGTCGGTTTTAAAGCCATACCTTTTAACAGTTACCTTATACAGAACCCCCACCGAAAGCAATTCGAAGGGCGTGTATCCCGTTATATAAGAGCCTTCCCTGCTCGCTGGTCAGCCCATACCCTATACCGGCACAGGAAATCCGCCGGTCACTGTAGAAAAACGCTCCCGGTAACCCGGATACCGGCTCCGAGAATACGTTTATCTGAATCGAATCCGGCGGAGTCCCGATTGTCGCCACGGACGAAGACCCGATGGCAGCCCACGGGTTAGCCGAGTTCGCAAAATATAACGTGTGAGTCGCCGCATCGGTTCGCGAGGCAAGGAAAAAGCCGGGGTTCGGGGTAAGCCCGCTAACGGCTCGCGATACGGAATTATCCCAGATGGACGAAAACGAGACGCCTCCTTCCGAATTCGTGAATAGACAAAATTCGGGGTTCCCGTTTGCCCGGCATCCAAGGGTTGCCATTGCGTGGCCCGAGATTTGCAGGGACGTGGTGAACTCATACGCAAAGATAGACGCGGGCGTTCCGGGGCTGTATTCCGTGGAAGGCTGGATTCCGGTATTTAAATCCTTATCGATTCCGTTTCCTTTCAGGCCGTTAACGTTCAAGTCCGCCGACACGAAGTTATTAGCATTCCAAACGACATACCCGGACGGCGGAGCGCCTTCGCGCCGGAATAGCGGGGTAAGACAAGCAATCAAGCTATCCGGAGCAAAATTATTTATGGCGATGAGCGAACTGCGCAAGGAATTCTCGTCCAGATAATAACAGAAATCGCTCTGTGCGCGTGTCGAAGCCGGGCCGCTTAGGGTTCCTCCGTTAGAAATTACCCGGTCTCTCCAAGTTACTGCGGTAGGGTGCAACGGAACGTTTACGGTATTAGAGTAATTCGAAGCGGGCGCTCCTGATGCAAAGCCTCGAACCCTATAATCGAAATCGCTGTTAACGTGAAGCGTTCCACTCCATGGAGCCGAACCATACGCACTCCAGATGTTAGCTCCGGATTCCG